GCGCATACAGAACTGTTGAACGATGAAATGAAAAAGCTGGGCGATAATGCAACCGGCAGGCTTCAGAATTTATCTAAGTGGGCAATTGCTAACTTACCAAACGACTTGCAAGAGTCATTCAATGAGTTGGCGGTTAGTGCGGGCGCAGTGCAAGCGCTAGAGTCTATTATTTCTATGACGCGAGGCGCACCAATGGAGCCGAATATACCAGCAGCGCCGGGAATTAGCGAAGCGGATGTAAGGGCAGCCCATAACGAAATCAACGAACAAGGGCAAAGAAAGTATGACGTTGACCCTGACCACAGGGCAAAAGTAGAAAAAATGTATAAACAAATTTACAAAGGCGATTTTAATACACAGGTTGGCTAGTTATGGCATTTACTGAAAACAATTTTGGGCCAATAGGCGGCGAAAATATAGCAGCACCGGCGCACTGGTCATATAGAAGCGCAATAGATACGCTTGCAGAGACTACAGCCATTGGATACTTTAACGACAAAATAAACCAATTAGAAAGCGGCGATAATATATATATTAATGCTTCCGACTCTGTTGGCTGGTACAAAGTTGCAAACGATGGCGATGAAATAACGCTGACTCCAGTTTCAGATGGTGGCAATAGTGGCGTTCAGTCTATCACCGGAGATGGTGTAGACAATAATGACCCAGAAAACCCGACTTTAAGCTTTCCAGATGCCGATCAGGTCGACGATACATCAACGGCTAATAAGTTTGTTACACAGTCAGAAAAAGACAAGCTTGCCGGGCTTGAGAGTTCTAAATTTGTTGGTGAATATGTAAACCTTGCAGCCTTACAACTAGCATTCCCCACAGCGCCGGTGGGCAGTTATGCCTATGTCGACGCAGGGGCAGGCCAAGATGTTGAAAAATATATTTGGGATAACTCGGATACAGCATGGGTTTTACAGCAAGGGCAATCAACAGAAGAAACACCGGCAAGCATAAAAACAAAATATGAGTCTAACCCAGACACAAACCCATTTACTGATGCTGAACAAACCAAGCTTGGCAATCAAAGCGGCACAAATACTGGTGACGAAACCACCGCAACAATTCAAGCCAAAAGACCGCTGAAAACCGTAGGCGGCGAAAGCTTGGAAGGGCCGGGCAATGTTGCTATCCCTTCGGGCGGTGTTCAGTCAGTTACTGGCGACGGCGTAAACAACACTGACCCAAGCAATCCAGATTTGTCTTTTCCTGATGCTGATCAAGTTGATGACTCAGCCACGACAAACAAGTTTGTGACACAATCAGAAAAAAACCAAATATCATCGAATCAATCAAACATTGCCAGCGTATCCTCAAGTTTGGCAACCTTATCCTTGGAGCTTGATGCAGCAGAAGCAGAAATTGACCAAATACAAATAGATATTACAAACCTGCAAGGCACAACAAGTAGTCAGGGAAGTAGTATCTCTTCAAATAGTTCAGCTATAACGAGCTTGCAAACAGATTTATCAAGCATAAGCGGCGATGTATCAGATTTACAAACCGATTTATCAGCACTGCAAACGCTAGCAAATAACATTGACACAGATTTAACAGAGCTTGAAACCTATACAGAGTACGGCAGAAGAAGCCCAATTACATCCGATAACCCCTTGTTAATCGATGGCTTGGCTAATGTTTTTGAAACAATAGATACGTATACATTCACAGTGTCAGATGAAGACACTTATAAAATATCTGTTATCATTCCGTGGCGTTTAAATTCAGCACAACAGCGAGCATTATTTGAATTTGAGCTTGATGGTACAGTTATCCTGGAAGCAACATTGGAGCCGAAAGATAGCCAAAACGATGATTTTCTTTTCGTTTTTGGTTTGCGTGATTTAACGGCTGGCTCACACACAGTTGTTGCAAGGGGATCTAAAACAAATGATCAGACTGTACTAACCATTGACGGCTGCTCATGGACAAGAAACAGGATTATTCTTGAACCATAATTAGTTGATTTTTAATCAATTCTAGCGTATATATGTGAGTATTCCTTCCGATACCCGAAAGGCCGGAAATTTTGGGATGTTAATTTTAAACAATTAGCAGAGATCACCCCAATTTTTTCGGCTACGTGATCAAAGCTTAAACAAAAAATTTGATTACAAGAGGGACAAAAAATGTCTAAATTTCTATCGCAGGCTGCTGTGACTGAGTTTGATAACGAAGTTAAGCACCAATACCAACAATCAGGCAAGCTACGCGACACAGTAACAGTGAGAACTGGAGTTACCGGCGAAGCTTATAAATTTACCCGCATGTCGAAAGGTCTGGCAAATCAAAAAGCATCACAAGCTGATGTAACGCCAATGGATATTGAGCACTCAAGACAAACCGCCAATATGGAAAATTGGAACGCGCCAGAATACACCGATATATTTGATCAAGCCGAAGTAAATTTTGACGAAAAGCAAGAGCTGGCTAAAACTATTGCCATGGCTTTAGCTCGCCGCGTTGATCAAATAATCATCGATTCAATGACTGCGGTTACATATAACGCAGCACCAACAACAATTGACGAAGGCACAAGCATTGCAGCAGGCGGCACAGGTTTAACAGTTGCCAAGCTTCGCGCAGCATCTCGCGCCTTGTCAGCCTTGGGTGTTGATGAAGACGGCCGCTATTGGGCATATACCGCAGCAGATCGCGAAAACTTGTTATCTGAAGAAGAGGTTACAAGCTCAGATTACAACACTGTCAAAGCGCTTGTTCAGGGCGAAATTGATACATTTGTTGGCTTTAAGTTTAAGCTTATCGATGATCGCACAGAGGGCGGCTTACCTTCAGGTATCAACTACGCATGGCACAAAATGGCCGTCGGTTTGGCTGTCGGTATTGATATGCAAACGCGTATTGATTGGGTAGCACAAAAAACCTCGTGGTTATGTAACGGCATGCTCAAATGTGGCGCGGTTGCCCGTGAAGGCAATGGCATCGTTCAAATTGCTAACGTATAGGAGCTATATAACATGGCATTAACAACAGATACCTTTATCCCAATGTCTGCACAGGGTAATTCTAATGCACCGCGTTCGTTTTCTTATGGAACCGAAGATGCGGCTGCAGTAGTTGAAGCGGCAGGCTATTTCAATATTTTGGCAAAGAAAACAGGCGGCTACGGCTTGGAAGATAAAGATTTTATCTTTTCAACCATGTCTGATGCTACTAAAGTTTATCAAGTTGGCGTTGATTCAAACGGCGCTGTAACACTTGATACATCTTTAACCTTTGCCTAAGTTTTAGGGGCGAAAGCCCCTTTTTTCTATGACTTCTAAAATAAAACTTATAAACAATGCTTTATTGCTTTTGGGCGATAATGCGATTCAATCACTAAGTGATCCAGGCTTCAGCACGACAGTGGCAGATTCTTTATACCTTGATACATATAAAGAAGTTTTATCAAGTCACCCGTGGAGCTTTGCATTTAAAGAGCAAGAGCTAAGCCAATTTTCAGAACCGCCACCAAGAGAGACAGGCTATAATTACGCTTATCGAATGCCTGTTGATGCAATTAGAATTTGGCAATTGTACTGCCATCAAAATTACACGATTGTCGGCGATAAAATCTATACAAACGCGAACAAGGTTTTATGCCGGTATATCTTTAAGGTGGCAGAATCACAACTACCGCCGCACGTTGCAAAAACTATTGAATATAAATTAGCCGCAGAGTTTGCCATACCGATTACAGACAATGGCAATTATTCGCAGTTATACGAACAAAAGCACATTATTCAACTAGCAAAAGCACAGGCAATAGACTCACAAAACCGGCCACAAGTTGCGATTGTTGATTCACCTTTCACTGATGTTAGGAATGGAGCTGGCTACAATTTTTATAGTGGTTGGCAATAATGGGTATTGTTAACGTACAAAGTAACCTGACAGGCGGGGAGCTTGACCCACAGCTAACCGGCAGAATCGACATAGAAACCTATTACAATGGATTGAAAAAAGCAAAAAATGTAATCACAGTGCCACAGGGCGGCGTTAAAAAGCGGCCCGGTACAGAGCTAATAGATAAT